AATGATGAAGATAAATTTAAAGCACCTGAAACTCTTACAATGGAAGATGAAAGAGCAAGAATTATTGAAGAAGAAAGATTAGAAGCTGAAGAAATTGCTAAACAAGAAAAACAAGAAGAAACTAATAATACAGTTGTATTTCAAAGAGGGGGTGAACCTGTTACTCTTAAACAATTTTCAAATGAAATAGTAGAAAATTTAAACAATATAGATGCACCAAAATTAATAGAAACTGTTATTGGTGGAATTATAGATGAAGATAGAAAGTTTGAATTACAAACACAACCTAAAATTAAAAAATACATAAATGAAGTTCTGGGTGCAGAATTTGATGCAGATATTTTATCAGCATTAAGTGATGATGATTTTGATTTAATTTCTGAAACAATAACTAAAAAATTAAATTTACCATTTAGTGATGATAACACTGAAAATTTAGACATGATACAAGACTTAATCTTCAGTCTATATAACCTAGAAGGATAATATGGCTACTAAAGCAAAAGATAGAAGAAAAAAGAAAACACTTTCCACACCAACAACAGATGCAATTTCTGCATCAACAACAATCCAAAAATTAAGAAAAGTTACAAGTGAAGAAGAGGCTCTTAATGAAATACAAACAGAAGAGTTTTACAATACATTAAGAAGTTATTACACACATAGAGATGGAGAAAGTGAAATTACAGCAAGAGGTAATAATGTATTTTCAGAAATGTCTCATGCAGATTTATTAGAGTATTTCTACAACGACAGGTCATGGAGAAATAATAACACAGGTGCTATGACTAAAGATTTAGCAAACGCATTTACTGACAGTGATGAGAGAAATGCACAGTTAGCTTACATATCCTCTACATACCACGCATTGCCATCATTTTGGAATGACCCAAATAGAAGTTTTGGTTCATGGTTATATGACAATGGTGGAGCAATGATAGCTGACCCAGTTAATTTAATATCGTTTGGTATTGGTGGTCAAGCCGCTAAAGTTGCATATAGAAAAGGTTTAACAGAAGCTCTTAAAGGTAAAGTTGCAGGTCAAATCAATAAAGAAGTTTTAGAAGAAACAGCAAAGGTAGCATCAAAAGAAGCTATTGGTAAAGCAGTTTACAAAGGTGCAATGACTGAAGCTAAAATTGGTGCAGTAGTTGCAACAGCACAAGACACAATGCTTCAAGTTACAGAAGTTAAAACTGGCGTATCAGATGAGTTTAGTCTTAAAAGAAGTGCTATTGCTACAGGTGCAGGATTTGGTTTTGGTACTGTATTTGGCGGTGCATTTTCTTATGGTGGTTTTAAACTTGGAATGAGAAGTTCTAAAAATACAGCAGTTAAAAACTTAAAAGATATTCACGAATATGGTAGAAGTGAAATTACAGGCAAACAATTATTTCAAGATTTAGCAGAACCTAAACCTGATAAAGCATTATATAAAAATTTAGATAAAGCTACAGTAGATAAAATTACAACAGAAAGTCAGCTTGTAGGAAAAACGATTGATGAAAAAATTGGTAATTTAAGAAAAAATGGTAATTTAAGAACAACTATAAGGGGTACAGGTAAATCCCCTGATGAATTAATTAATTTATACAAATTTCCAAAAAAAGTTAGAGTTTATTTACAAAGTCTTGGTGACCAGATGGTTAAAGAAGGTAAAATAATTAATGATGAAGTTAGTGAAAGATATGCAATTAAACAAGCGGCAATTATAGGTTTAGATGCTAATGCAGTTATTAAATTAGGTAAATCAAGAGCTAAAGAAGATAAATTATTGTATGCTGAAATATTAGCACATGGAGATTTGTTAGCTAAACAAAGTGATGACATAGTAAAACTATCTAATCAACTTCACAATTTAGATATTACACCTGACCAAGAAGCTAAAATTTTAAAAGAATTAAATTTAAGAAATGAGATAGCAGGAGAAATATTAGTTAATCAAAAAGAAATTACTAGAAACGTAGCAAGAGCTATGAGGTTTATGCAGGTTGGTAAGAATGAAACTAGAGCCGCAGAACTTAAAATAAATCCTGAAGACCCTGAAATGGCTACATTAAAAACAGGTAAGCCAAAAGAATTTTATAAAGCAATCGCAAAACTACATGACACTGACCAAGTTATTATGGCATTACAAAATGCTAGAAAAGTAAATGGTTGGGATTTAGCGTCAGAGTTTATTAATAACAACTTACTATCTTCACCTGATACACATGCAATTAACATTGTATCTGGTTTATTTCAAACACAATGGAAACCTTTAACTATGTTAGTTAGAGCCGCATATTTACTTCCACAAGATAGTAAAAGAGCAAATCAATTAGCTAAAGAAGCCGCCGACACTTACATTCACCAAATACTTTATACCAAAGATGCTTTAATGGCGGCTAAAAGAGGATTTATGGAAGGTCGTGGTATACTTGATAGTAAGCAGATGAAGTTCGATAACAACATTAGACAAGGGCAACTTCAAAGATGGTTACAAGCTACAACAAGACTTATGACTGACAGAATGGGGTCAGTAGGTGTTGGTCTTGATAAATATGTATTTAGACCGATAGGTTACGCTACAACTTTTCCTATGAGAATTTTAAGTGCAGGTGATGAATTTCTTAAAACTATGACTTACAAAGCTAGAGTAGCTTCCCAAGTTAATACACAAATTAGAGAAGAAACAGGTAAAGGTTTTTGGAAGGGTGTAATTAAAGAAGATGATTACAAAGCAAGATTTAAAGAATTAGAAGCAGATTATCAAAAGACTGCATCTGGTGGTGCATTAGAAACTGCTGACATGACAAGCACAACGATTAAAGATGTAAACAAATTACAAGTTAACGACCCATTACAATACGCTAGAGAAAGTACATATACACAATCTGCTTATTCTATGAACCCTGAAACAGGTAAGATGGAAGGTGGTATTACAGGTGGTGTTTTATCTTTTACAAGTAAACACAGATGGACAAGAGCATTAGGATTACACTTTATTAACACTCCTTCTAACTTAATTAAATGGAACTTTGAACATCTACCTCTTCTTAACAGAGCAGTGTTAAGTACAAGACATGCTTTAAAAAAAGGTAAAGATGGAAATTATATAAACCCAGAAGCGGCGGCAGAAGCTAACGCTAGAGCAACTATGGGATTTGCATTATGGACAGCCGCATTTGGTGCAGTAGCATCAGGTAAAATTACTGGTGGTGGTTCAAGAAACTACAGAGAAAATGCAGAAAGAGAAATTAACACAGGTTGGAAACCTTATTCTTATAAAACAGATGATGGTAGATACATTCAATTAAATAGAGCTGACCCTATAATGATGCCATTCTTTATTATGGCTGACTTACAAGACAGTATGAATAAGTTTTTAAGATACAATGAAGATATACCTGAAGCAGTACAAAAAGATATGACAGAGTTATCTATGGGTGTTGTTAATTCTATCTTTAGAAATCTTAACTCTAAATTTTATATGAAAAATATAGTTGAAACTGCAAACTTTTTCTTTAGTGATGATTTTGTTTCTACAAGGTCGCCTGACAAAGTAAGTGCTTCTATACTAGCTAGAGCTTTTTACAAAGTTACACCTTTATCTGGTGGATTAAGATATATGAGTAGAATTGATGAAGATTACCAAAAAGAATTATTTACTCTAAATGATAGATTATTAGCTATACAACCTTGGAAAGGTAAAGATAGTATTATGCCTAAACGTAACATGTATGGTGAAGTAATTGATAGAGACAGAGGTTGGTTCTTTGGTTTAGGAGGTAAGACAGGTTTATGGTCTTCACCTTTTGCTATGACTAAAACTGACAATCCTGCAATACAAAAGTTTTATGAAAATAGAGATTTTAAATATGTACCACCTGCAAAAATAGATAGAAAATCAGGTGTAGATTTAAGAACTATAAGAAATGAAAAAGACCAAACAGCTTATGACAGATGGAGAGAGCTTACAGGAGAAGTTACTTTACCTTATAATGGACAAAGATTAACTCTTAAAAAATTAATTGAGACTGTAATACAAGACCCTAAAAGTAAACTATATAAAAAAGCTGATGGTACAATCGCAGGTGTTGATGAAAGACAGAAATTTATATTAGAATATGTCCACAAAGCTGAAGCAAAAGCTAGAAAATTATTATTAAAAGAGTTTCCTCAAATTAAGAAAATGAGAAAAGATAGAAAACTCATTAAAAAGAACGCTAAAAAGAAAGCTAAAAAGAACTACATTGAGATACTTACTCAATAAACACTAAACTTACACTTTTAGTAAAACCCAATCAAAAACATAAGGAAAATCATACATGGCAAATAGTTTTGTACGTTATACAGGCGATAACAGTACAACATCTTATTCTATTCCATTTAGTTACAGAAGTACGGCAGATTTAACTGTTACTCTAGCAGGGTCAGTTACTACAGCTTTTAGCTTAAATAGTGCAGGAACTACCCTTACTTTCAACTCTGCACCTGCCCAAGATGCGGCTATTGAGATTAGAAGAAGAACGTCACAGACTACTAAATTAGTGGACTATGCTTCTGGGTCAGTTCTTACAGAGAACGATTTAGATACTGATAGTGACCAAGCGTTCTTTATGGGTCAAGAAGCTATTGATGATGCTAATGATGTTATTAAAATATCAAATACAAATTTTCAATGGGACGCAACTAACAAAAGATTAACTAATGTCGCTAACCCAACGTCAGCACAAGACGCAGTAACTAAAAACTATTTAGAAAATACTTGGTTATCAGCAACAGACAAAACAGCTATTACTTCAGTTAACTCTAATATTTCAAACATTAATGCAGTAAACAGTAATGCTTCAAATATTAATTCAGCAGTATCTAATGCTACGAACATTAATACAGTAGCAACTAACATTGGTTCAGTTAATACTGTAGCTACAGATATTAGTAAAGTTATTGCAGTAGCTAATGATTTAGCAGAAGCAGTTAGTGAAGTAGAAACTGTTGCAGATGATTTAAACGAAGCAACTTCGGAAATTGATACAGTTGCTACAAACATAGCTAACGTAAATATTGTAGGTGGTATTTCTAGTGACATTACAAGTGTTGCAGGGATAGCTTCAGCTATTACCGCAGTAAACAATAATTCTACAAACATTAATGCAGTAAATACAAATTCAAGTAACATCAATACAGTTGCAGGAGACAGTACAGAAATAAATGCTGTAGCAGGTAATGCGTCAAACATAAATTCAGTTGCAGGTATAACTTCTGACATCACTAGCGTTGCAGGAATTTCTGCGGCAGTAACGGCAGTTAATAATAATTCTACAAATATTAATGCTGTAAATTCAAACAGCTCTAACATTAACACAGTTGCAGGTATGCAGTCTGCAATAGCAACAGTTAACTCAAGTGCAACGGCTATTAATGCTGTAAATGCAAATGCTACCAACATTAATACTGTAGCAGGAGCTAACACAAATATTACAAATGTTGCAGGTGGATTAACAAATATTAATACAGTAGCTACAAACCTAGCTTCAGTAAACAGTTTTGCAAATACATATTTAGGTGCTAGTGGAACTGCACCAACACAAGACCCAGATGGTTCAGCTTTAGATTTAGGAGATTTATATTTCGATTCAGCTTCAGATACCATGAAAGTGTACTCAAGTGGTGGTTGGATAAATGCAGGTTCAGCAGTTAATGGAACTGCAAACAGATTTTCTTACACAGCAACAGCAGGTCAAACAACTTTTACTGGTGCAGATGCTAATGGAAACACACTCGCTTACGATAGTGGGTTTGTAGATATTTTTCTAAATGGAATTAAAATCGTTGTAGGTACAGATGTAACTGCAACTTCAGGAAATTCAGTAGTTCTAGCAACAGGTGCTTCAGTCAATGACACTTTAGAATTAATAGCATACGGAACTTTTACTTTATCTAATTTTAGTGTTACAGATGCTAATGATGTTCCTGCATTAGGTTCAGCAGGTCAAGCATTAGTAGTTAATTCTGGTGGAACAGCTTTAGAATTTTCTAATGCTTCTTCAGCAGAAGTTTATGGTTTTGAAAAATATTACAATCCATCAACTTTAGTTAAAACAGTAACAGATAGTGGCGGTAAATATTATATAGATGGTGTTCAACAAGATACTTTAGAATTATATGAAGGTAATACTTATGTATTTAACCACCCTTCAGCACACCCATTTAGATTTTCTACAGATAGTGGTAACTCAAATGCTTACACTACAGGTGTAACTGTAAATTCTTCAACACAAGTTACAATCGTTGTAGCTAGTGATACACCTACACTTTATTATTATTGTTCGTCTCACTCAAATATGGGTGGACAAGCAAATACACCAACACCTGCAAATAATGCAGTGAGATATATTACGACCAATCAAGGTCAAGATAACATCACCGAAAGTCAATATGCCAACTTTGATGATGTTTTATTTAGTGCTTCAGGCTTTGTCTTTAGCATTGGAACAAATGGCAATTTAATAGCAACAATATAAGGAAAACAAATATGGCTCAAGTAAATCTAGGTGCTATCAAATTTAACTGGAAAGGTGCTTACAATAGTTCGACATCTTACGCTGTTGATGACGTAGTTTCATCAGGTGGAAATAGTTATGTTTGTATACAAGCCCATTCAAATCAAGCAGTAGGTGACGCAACAGCTTACTGGAATATAATGAGTTCAGCAGGTACTAATGGTACTAATGGAACTGATGGAACTGATGTAGGAACAGTATTAACAACACAAGGCGATATACTTTACAGAGATGGAAGTGGATTACAAAGACTTCCAAAAGGTACGGCAAATCAAGTTCTTAAAATGAACTCTGGTGCAACTGCTCCAGAATATGGAACTTTATCTTCTGACTTTGTTAAACTTGGAACAGTAACAGCTAGTAATAGTTCAACATTAGAAGTTAATGGTTTTTATGATGACGCAAATTATTCTCATTACAAATTAGTATTTGAAAATATTAGATTTGAAAATAGTACACAAGTTATGTTTAGAGTTAAAAATTCTAGTGGAACATTAACATCAAATATATACGAAGGTGCTACAAGGTCAGTTTTTCCATATCATGATGGTAGTGGGTTATACTATGATTGTGGTCAAAATCACTACAATACAAATTATAGTGGAGGTCACGCCATGAATAGATTTGAGGTTGGATTAAATAACAACAGTAGTGATATTAAAGGTAAATATCATGAACATACTAATGCCAATATGAGTGGAGAATTATTTAGTAGTACTAATCAAGCTACAAATTGTTTGAAAGCATGGCATGGCATGGTTAATTATTCAAACAGAACTCAAAACTATACTGGTAGAGGGTTCTATATAATTCAAATGATGGTTCAAGATTCAACAGCACATACTGGTTTTGTATTAGACCCTAGTAGTGGAAATGTGGTTTCTGGTTCAATGCATTTGTATGGATATAAAAAATAATAATAAGGAGTAATTAATTATGAAAACTATAATGACACCAACTGGTTTAATTGAAGAACCTTTGACACAAGTTGAAATAGACGCAAAAGAAGAAATAAGAATTAAATCAGAGCAAGATGTTCTTGATAGCATAGCTAAAAATGAACAAATTAAAGCTGACAGATTAAATGGCAATCAAAAGCTATTAGACTTGGGATTAACACAAGCTGAAGCAACTGCTTTGACTGGTTATACACCACCAGTAGCAGAGTAAAACTTAAAGGCTAGGTAGAAATATCTAGCCTACAAAATTCACAACAACAAATTATAGGAAATAAATAAATGACAAAAGCTAGAAATATTGCAGACTTACTAGATGCAAATGGAGATGTCAAAACATCAAGTTTAGACAATGTTCCTGCTAGTAATGATGCAAGTGCTTTAACTACTGGAACTCTAAATAACGCTAGATTACCAAGTAATATAAGTGATGGTGGTACAGAGGGTACTAAAATCGCTAGTGGTACTACAGCACAACGAGGGTCTACAGCAGGTCAATTTAGATTTAATTCTACTACAGGAAAATTTGAGGGTTTTGATGGAAGTTCTTTTAAAGTTTTAGAAAATAGTGCAATAATAAGTTCAGTTAATCCAACTAATTTTGAAAGTTCAGCTTTACCTGCAAACATAGTTATTACTGGAGAAAATTTCGGTACTGGCGATACAGTTAAATTTATTGGAAATGATAACTCTGAAATTTCATCTCCAAGTGTAACAATAGACAGTGCAACACAAATAACAGCACAAGTACCAAATACTGTGACAAGTGAAAAAGAACCTCATGGAATAAGAGTAACATCTGCTTCTGGTTTATCAGCAAGTTTAGGTGGTGCTTTTAATATTGATGCTTCTCCTATATTTGGAGTTGCTTCAGGTTCTTTAGGAATTTTATCAGATGCAAATAGAGCAAGTTCAAATATAACTACTGTGACAGCAACAGATGATGAAGGAGATAGTATAACTTTGTCTATAACATCAGGAAGTTTACCTTCAGGAATTACATTTAATTCTAATGGTACTTTTTCTGGTACTGCTAATGCAGTAAGTTCAGATACAACTTCATCTTTTACTATAACAGCAACAGATGGAACTAACACATCAACAAGAGATTACACAATTACTGTAAAACAACCAGTAGCTTCTGGTGGAACAATGTCAAGTTACACATCAGGTGGAACATCTTATATTGTTCACACATTCAACTCTACTTCTAACTTTGTTTTAAATACTGCTACAACTGTAGACTACCTAATTGTAGGTGGTGGTGGAAATGGTGGTAATGCTTCTGGTGGTGGCGGAGATGGTGCAGGTGGAGGAGGTGCAGGTGGTTATTATTATAATACTGGTGTCTCAATGTCGGCAGGTACTTTTCAAGCTGTAGTCGGTGGTTCAGCACAAAACTCATCATTTAATGGTGCTACTGCAGGTGCAGGTGGTAATGGTGGTAATGATGCAAGTGGCGGTGGAAGTGGTTCTAGTGGAACTGTTGGAGGTTCTGGTGGTGGAACTGGAAACCGAGTAAATGGCGGTGGAGGTAGTGCAGGTTCAGGCGGTGATACATCAAACAGAAATAGTGGTGGTGCAGGTTATGCCAATGACGCAGGTGGTGGAGGAGGAGGTTCTTCTGCTGTCGGTGGAGATGTCAGAGGTGGTGCTAATGGTGGTCATGGTGGTGCAGGAACTTCAAATTCAATTACAGGAACAGCAGTTATCTACGCAGTAGGTGGAGGTGGTGGTGTTCAATCTGGTACTGACAGAGGAGATGGTTCAGCTAATACTGATGGTAGAGGTGGCTATGGTGGTACTTCACCTTTAGCAGGAACAGCTAATAGAGGTAATGGTGGTGGTGGCGGAGGTCAAACAGGTGGTGCATCTGGTGGCTCTGGTATCGTTGTCGTTAGGTATGTAGGTTAATGGCTAGAAAAAAGATAACACCAAAAGAATTTAGCGAAGTCGCTACTGGTGTTAGACTTTCTTCACATGAGAAACTTTGTGCTGAACGAATGAATAACATTCTAAAAAGCATAGAAGAAATGAAAAAAGAAATTAAGTCGTTAAGACAAGATGTTTCTATGGGTAAAGGTGGACTTAAAGTTATCCTAACTATAGGAACAATAGTTGTTGGAATATTAGGTTATTTCAACTTTAAATAATTACAAATACATCATTGAATGAAATTTATACTAGCGTTTAGTATTTGCTCTGCAATTACTGGATTTTGCAATAATACTGCAACTGTACCAACAGAATACAACAGTTGGACTGAATGTGTAAATGGTGGTGCAAAAATAATAACTACATTTACAGAAAGATACGAAACAAAAATGAACGAAGAAAAATTATACGTTTCATATTTTTGTAACGAAATTAAAAAGGAGACAACATGATAATATATGGTTACACACCAAAAACTTGGAAAGACAAAGCAGTAATATACTGGGGTAATACAAATAAAAAACTTTTTACACTATTTGTAATATGGTCAGTTATCCTTTGGGCAATGTAATATGTGGTTTAGTGCAATTAAATTAGCGATTAACGCAGGTCAACACGTTTATAAAAAGAAAAAAGAAACACAAATGATGATGGCTAATGCACAAGCTAAACACGCAGAAAAAATGGCTTCAGGGGAATTAGAATACTCTGGAAAATTACTAGAAGCTCGTCAATCAGACTGGAAAGATGAGGCGGTTCTTGTAATTTTAACTTTGCCAATTTTGGTAATTGCTTGGGGAGTATTTTCAGACGACCCAAACGCATCACAAAAAATTAAAGAGTTTTTTGAACAATTCCAACAGCTTCCGTCATGGTTTACAAATCTTTGGATTTTAGTCGTGGCAAGTATTTATGGAATTAAAGGAACACAAATATTTAAAGGCAAAAAGTGATTGATAAGTTTCTCTACGCATTCTTCGGTTCTATCGACAGAGTGTTTGAGAAATTAAATAAGATTGTAGATGATGTCTACACTTTTGACTTTCCTAATTGCAAACCTAAAAAACATGCGAGACACAAAAAAGCTAACAGAGTTCACAAGAAATAAAGAACATAAAGATAAAGAAATGTCTCTGTTTAAAAATCTTAAAAAAGAAGTCGAAGTAAATGCAAACGGAACTAGAGAATATGTAATTAAAAAAGGGATTAACAAAGGAAAGATTGCTAAATGAAAAAGAACCAATGGGTATTACCACTATTAGGTACTATTCTACTAGGTTTATCTTCGTATGTCTTAATGACAATCGTAGAACTTCAAGTTCATTTAGGAATGTTAACAGAAGAAATTATGTCAATAGATAAACAGATTGGCAGAATTTACAATCACATGGATAGGCTAACAAGTAAGTAGTTATGGCTAGAAAATTTAAAGATTTTGTTGTTAGAGAGAAACCAAAGAAAAGAGTACGAACACACAAGAAAAGGTTAAACAAAGATGAAAAACGAGACCATAAAAAATACAACCGACAAGGAAGACCCCAATAAAATAGAAACAGTCTTAAAAGAGTTACCACAACTATTGGTAAACCATGCTTATAAGAAATTAAAATCTGGGGAAGATTTAACAGCTTCAGAAATGAAAGTATGTTTAGAAGTTTGTAAAACATACAGTAAAGAACCTTTATCTAAAAAAGAAGATAACATTTTAGACGAAGTACCATTTGATGATGGATAAACGATTAAAGAATTTTAAAAATTTTTTGTATTTGTGTTGGAAGCACTTAAACCTGCCTAACCCCACACCTATACAATTCGATATTGCAGATTACTTACAGTCAAACGAAAAGAGACTTGTAATAGAAGCATTTAGAGGCGTAGGTAAGTCTTGGATTACCTCTGCTTTTGTCTGTCATCAATTACTTCTTAATCCACAAAAAAATATTTTAGTAGTATCTGCTAGTAAAACTAGAGCAGATGACTTCAGTACCTTTACACAAAGGTTAATTGGAGAGATGCCACTATTACAACACTTGATACCTAGAGATAATCAAAGACATTCTAAAGTATCATTTGATGTAGCACCTGCTACAGCCAGTCATGCACCATCAGTTAAATCTATGGGTATCACAGGGCAGTTAACAGGTAGTAGAGCAGACATTATCATTGCTGATGACGTTGAGAGTGCTAATAACTCCCAAACGCAGTTAATGAGAGATAGATTAGGTGAGACTGTAAAAGAATTTGATGCAATCATTAAACCTAATACAGGAAGAATTATATTTTTAGGAACTCCTCAAAATGAGATGTCATTATACAACTCATTAGAAGAGAGAGGATTTAAGACAAAGATATGGACTGCACTTGTACCTAATCCTACACAAAAGATTAGTTATGGTCACAAACTTGCAGACATTATACAAGGTAAAGAAGGTGAACCTACAGACCCCAAAAGGTTTGATGCGGTAGACCTTATGGAAAGACTATCATCTTATGGTCGTTCTGGTTTTAACTTACAATTTATGTTGGACAC